ACCTAGGGACACCTTGAACAGATGATTTTATGAAAGGATTGATATGATTGTTATCTATGAACGGTGAACTGTTGAATGTCATTGACCATACAGTTCAGAAAGCAGTAAACAATTCTATTCTTGAACTGAAGCGTCAGAATCTGATTGTTGAAGGCAAGCAAAGTCCTTTCCAGAAGACTGAAACTTTGTTATTCAACTACAATAATTTTAAGGATGTCATTAAGGATAAGGAAGCAGAGATTGCAGAACTGCGTCAATTCGGTATGCGGAAGAAGTCTACAAGCATTACCAGTTTTTCCGGTAATACAGGTCTGATTGAAGTGAAGTCTGATGCTGAAAAAGTTGAAGAAAAGATTGAAATGATTGAATTCAGTATTTCGACAACACGGAACTTCATCAGGATCATTGACAATGCGCTTGATACACTGAAGGATGATGTGTATTATGACCTGATTCGTATGCGATACTTTGAAGGTTGTACCCGTGAAGAAATTGCTGAACACTTTGATTGTGATGTGAAGACTGTCACACGCAATAAGAACAGACTTATCAATTTGTTGCAGATTAGACTGTTCAGTGATGAAGTCATTCAGCAGATATTTAGTTCTTGATTTTGTCCTTTTCATGTCCTTTGCGCGGTCTTTAAGAGCATAATAATACGTGATAATATATCTATAAGTGAAATTGTAAATTTCACTTTTAGCACACAGGCACACGTTGTCTGTGTGCTTTTTTAATTTCAGAAATAAAGGTTTGTAAGGATTCTCACTTGTATTGTTCACCCATCCGGTACAAGGCTCCTGCCTTGCAGACCTTTGTTTCACCATAGAAAGGGGTGAAGATGCTGTGACACCTAAACAGAAACGGTTTTGTGATGAATATCTGATTGACTGCAATGCAGTTGAAGCGGCCAAACGTGCAGGATACAAGGGTGAAACCTGTAAGAATGCTTCCAGATGGTTAGACCCTAATAGTACAGAAAAGTACAATTTTGAGATGCACAATTATATTCAGGACAGATTGGCAGAAATGCAGTCCAAAACCATTGCTGATGCAACGGAAGTGATGCAGTATCTGACTTCAGTTCTGCGTGGTGAAGAAAAGGAAGAAACCATTGTGGTTGAAGGTATTGGTGATGGATGTTCTGAAGCAAGACGAATTAAGAAGGATGTTTCACCAAAAGATAAGTTGAAGGCTGCAGAACTGCTTGCCAAACGTTATGGTCTGTTGACTGATAAGGTGGGTATTGAAGGTGTGGTTCCTGTTGTAATTTCAGGGGATGATGCACTTGAAGACTAAGAAAAAACACATTCGTCTACCGGAAGTGGTTGGACGTGGATATAAAACGTTTTGGAACTTCAAAGGACGTTACCGTGTTTGTAAGGGTTCCCGTGCAAGTAAGAAATCCAAGACAACATCACTGTTCTACATCAAAAGCATGATGGATCAACGGTACAAAGGCGCAAACCTGCTTGTGGTGCGTAAGACGTACAGAACACTGAAGGATTCCTGTTTCACTGAATTGAAATGGGCAATCCACAGACTTGGTGTTGATGCTTGGTGGTCAATCAAGGAAAGTCCGCTTGAAATGACCTATTTGCCAACAGGACAGAAGATATATTTCAGGGGTTTGGATGACCCACTGAAAGTTACATCCATTACGGTTGATGTTGGACAGCTATGTTGGATGTGGATTGAAGAAGCCTATGAAGTCACCAAGGAATCTGACTTTGATATGTTGGATGAATCCATTCGTGGTGCTTCTGAAGGCGAATTGTTCAAGCAGATTACACTGACGTTCAACCCTTGGAATGAACGTCACTGGATTAAGAAACGGTTCTTTGACCATCCGGAAGACCCTGATATTCTTGCGATTACAACCAACTATATGTGCAATGAATGGTTGGATAAGGCTGACCTTGCTGTGTTTGAGCGTATGAAGCGTGAAAACCCAAGACGTTACCGTGTCGCAGGTTTAGGTGATTGGGGTATTGTGGATGGTTTGATTTTTGAGAACTGGAAAGAAGAAGCCTTTGATTTGGAAGATGTCAAGCAAATCCAAGGTATCCAATCTGCTTTTGGTCTTGACTTTGGTTATACAAATGACCCTTCTGCACTGTTCTGTGGAATGATTGACCAGACGCATAAGAAGATTTATGTGTTTGATGAAATGTACAAGAAGGGTATGTCCAATGAAGCCATTCACGCTGAAATCACAAACATGGGTTATGCAAAAGAACGCATTACTGCTGACTGTGCGGAACCCAAGTCAATTGCACGTCTTTATGATTTGGGCATTCACAGAATCCGTGCTGCACGAAAAGGTAAGGACAGTGTGAACAACGGAATTGACTTCATTCAGGACTATGAAATCATTATCCATCCCCGTTGCGTGAACTTCATCACTGAAATCAGCAACTATACGTGGGATGTGGACAAGTTTGAAAACAAATTGAACAAACCCATTGATGACTTCAACCACCTGATGGATGCCATGCGTTATGCGCTTGAAGGATTCATTAGGGGTGAAACGTTCAGTTTTGACTAATGGGGGAAGTGAAAGATGTTAAGTGATTTCAATGTAATTGTCAGGCGGTTTGATTCTGCAATCAAGATTGCCTGTATTTCAGATATTCATTTTGGTGCCTTGGAACACATGGAACTGGAATGGAAGAAGTTCTTGGATTCAGTGATTGCAGACCCCAACCTGTATTTGGTCTTGGGTGGTGATTTAATCAACAATAACACCCGTTCAAGCGTTGGTTCACCTTGGGATGACATCATTCGTCCCCGTGAACAGAAGCGGTTGATGGTGGAAGCACTGAAGCCTATCAAAGACAGAATCCTGTGTTGTGTGTCCGGAAACCATGAACGCAGGTCTATGAAGGACGCTGATGATGACCCCACTTATGACATCATGTCAAAGTTGGACTTGGAAGATGTGTACAGACAGAACGCTGCATTCATGAAATTTCAGCTTGGTCAGCATGACACCAAGACTGATAAAGCAGGTGCAACATACACCTTTGCTGTGACACATGGTGCAGGTGGTGGCATTTACACTGGCGCAACTGTGAACCGCAATGAACGGTGGGGAAACGTCATTGACGGTGTGGATTGTGTGATTGTTGGTCATACCCACAAGGGAACGGTCAGCAAACCTTCCAAGATTGTTTTTAATCCGTATAGTAATACGGTAACAATAAAAGAATACATTGTGATTTCCTGTGTGTCTTGGCAGAGATACGCAGAATATCCCCTTCAGAAGATGTTGCTTCCTGCGGTAACTGGAACACCGCAGATTCTTCATCTTTCTGATAAACAAAAGAATATTGAAGTAAGGTGGTGACAATGAATGTTTCAGTTTATGAAGGCTGCTGAAGTGGTGGATCACTTAGCACGAAAGGATGTTGCAACCAGAATGACTGATAATCAGTTCATTGTGGCTGAAATCAACCGCTTCCGCAGGTCTAAACGGTACCTTGATATGGTCGCAGGTGATAACTATTATTCAGGCAAACATGACATCCGGTTCAAACAGCGTACTGCCATTGGTGAAAATGGTAAGCTGACGATTCTGGACAACTTGCCTAATAACAAAATTGTTGATAACCAGTACAAGAAGATGGTTGACCAGAAAGTTCAGTACATTGTTGGTCAGCCTTTCCTGATTCAGTCTGAAAATCAGCAGTTTGTGGATGCTGTAAAGCCTTATTTACAGACTAAGAAGTTCTATAAGTTCCTGAAAGCTATTGTAAAGGACTTTGTGAACTGCGGTATTGCTTGGGTGTATGGTCATTACAATGACAACGGTGAATATGTCTATACACGATTCAAACCCTATGAAATCATTCCTATGTGGAAGGATGCTGAACACACCATTCTGGATGCCGCAATCAGAACCTATGAAGTGGTTGTGTATGAAGGCACTGAAGAAAAAGTTGCCACCAAGGTTGAAATCTTCAACCCTGATGGTATCTATTACTTTGAACTGCGTGATGACTTCCTGATTCCTGAAGACCCGTTCTTTGAACCTTATTTCACGGTGTTCCATGAAGATGGTACTGAACAGGGTTATGAATGGGAAAGAATTCCCTTGATTGCCTTCCGTGGTAATGAAGAAGAAGTTCCCCTGATTAACAGATGTAAGTCCATGCAGGATGGTCTGAACAGAATTGAATCACAGTGGCAGGATCAGATGGAAGAAGACCCTAGAAACACTATTATGGTTCTGGTGAACTATGATGGTCAGAACCTTGGTGAATTCCGTCAGAACCTTGCACAGTATGGTGCTGTGAAGGTCAGAAGCATGGATGGCAACCACGGTGATGTGAAAACCCTTCAGATTGAAGTCAATGCAGAAAACTATAAAGCCATTATTGAACAGTTCAAGAAGGCAATCATTGAAAACTGCATGGGTTATGATGCCAAGGATGACCGTATGGGTGGCAATGCCAACCAGATGAATATCAAGTCCATGTATTCTGACATTGAACTTGAAGCAAACGGTATTGAAACTGAACTTCAGGCTTCCTTTGAAGAATTGATGTGGTTCCTGAACTGTCACCTTGCGAATACGCACATTGGTGACTTTGAAAATGAAGAATATGAAATCATTTTCAACCGTGACATTATGATTTCTGAATCTGAAGTCATCAATGACATCAAGAACAGCGTTGGTATTCTGTCTGATGAAACCCTGATTGCACAGCACCCTTGGGTTGATGACCCTGAAGACGAATTGAAGCGTCTGAAGAAGCAGAAGGAAGAAGAAATGGAACTGTACGGTGGATTTGGTCAGTCAAGTACCAGTCAAGTAAAACAGAATCCTGAAGAAACTGAAGAATAATTGAAGAAAGGATGGTGTGATGGATGTCTAATTACTGGCAGAAACGTTTTCAAGCTGTGGAAGCCATGAACAACAAAACTGCCATGGGAACTGTTCAAGCTGTCACACCTGCCTTTGACCAAGCACAGGCGCAGATTGAAAAGGAAATCAATGCTTGGTACAGTCGATTTGCAAAGAACAATCAGATTGACCTTCAGGAAGCAAAGAAATTACTGAACACCAAGGAACTGAAAGAATTCCGGTGGGATGTTGAAGAATATATCAAGTATGGTAGACAGAACGCACTTGACCAGAAGTGGATGAAGGAACTTGAAAATGCTTCCGCACGGTTCCACATTAGCAGATTGGAAGCCTTGAAAGTCCGCACACAGAATGCTGCCGAAAGAGCATTTGGAAATGAACTTGACCAGATTGATGAAATGGCAACACGGATTTACATGGATGACTATTACCACACCGCTTATGAGATTCATAAGGGTTTGGGTATTGGTTGGGATGTAAGTCAGATTGACCAAAGAAAACTGGACAGGATCATTTCCAAACCTTGGACTGCTGACAAGATGACGTTCAGTGACCGAATTTGGAAGTCCAAGACGCAGTTGATTGATTCACTGCACAAGGAACTGACACAGATGTGTGTGCTTGGAAAGGCACCTGACCAGACAATCAGTGCTATTTCCAAACGGATGAACGTTTCCAAAGGTCAGGCAGGAAGACTGGTCATGACTGAAGCGGCCTATTTCGGTTCAGTTGCACAGAAGGATTGCTTCAATGACTTGGATGTTGAAAAGTATGAAATTGTTGCAACCTTGGACAGTCGCACTTCTGAAACCTGTCAGGAAATGGACGGTAAGGTCTTTGACATGAAGGATTTTGAAGCAGGTGTGACTGCACCCCCGTTCCATGTCTGGTGCCGTTCCTGCACTTGTCCGTGGTTTGAAGATAATGACGGTGAACGTGCTGCACGGGGTGAAAACGGTGAAACGTACTATGTTCCTGCCAATATGAAGTATCAGGATTGGAAGGACTACTTTGTTGATAAGACAAAAGACCCTGCTGAATGGTTGAAACTTGCGTCTGTTGATGATATTGTCAAGATGGGATTCCCTGAAAAAATTCAGGAAATCAAGGATAGAATTGCAAAGAACGGTTCCGTCACTGAAGATGACCTTCAGGAAGCAGGTAAGTTGTTCCAAGAAGAACTTCTGAATGACAAGCAGTATTCTGAACGTGTTCAGAAGATTGATGATTTGAAAAGTCAAAGAGATTCTGCTTATAAAGAATACACCCAATTGAGAAAAGAATTTCTTGATTTGGACAAGGAACTTCCCCTTGGTTATTCTGGTATTGGTGATGACCTGATTCGTTACAGAAAAGGACTTGCTGAAAACCCTGATTCAACTTGGTATAAAGAAGGTCTGGAAAAACTTGAAGAACGGGCAAAGAAAGTTGACCCTAAGTATTTTGAACTGCACAAGAAACAAGCTGAAGCATGGGAAAAATACGATTCAATCAAACAGGTGTTGCGTCCGTTGGAACGGAACTTTGAGTTTGACAATGCTGACGATGTGAAACGCATTCTGTCACAGATTCGTGAAATGGGTTCTGATGGAATCGACATCAAGCGTCACTTGAACAGCAGTCGATCCCCAATGAGAAAAGAAGTTGAACGTGCCTATTCTTATTATCCAAAAGATTGGGTGAAGGCTTCCGTTAAACATGGCAATCTGACACCTAAGAAGGTTGACCGTGGTTATTATTCTGAATGGCGAGGTGAAATTGCCATTTCAGGATATGATGATAGAAGTTATTTTGAAACAGCCATTCATGAACTTGGTCACAGAATGGAACGTGCTGTTCCTGAAATCAAGAAGGCTGAAAAAGTCTTCTATGACCGTAGAACAGCAGGTGAAGATTTGGAATGGTTGGGTTCTGGTTATGACAGAAGCGAAACCACACGAAAAGACAACTTCCTTCATCCTTACATGGGTAAGGATTACAAGGAAACTGCTTATGAACTTGTTTCTATGGGATTCCAGTATGGATATTTGGAACCTGCCCATCTGATGAAAGATTCAGACATGGCAAACTGGATTTACGGAATCCTGACACTGTTTTAAGAAAGGGGTGATATTGTGGGAAAGATTACGGCAAAGGGTAAAAGATATGGTTTCAAACTGACCGTTGAATTTGATATGGAAAAGATTCTGTTCAACGGTAAAGAAGATGAACGCATGGAAGAAGAACTTCTGGAAATGCTTGAATCCCCCAAGGCTGTTGGTGAAACGTATTATCCACCTGTTGACAGTCTTCTGAATGCGTACAACATTCTGCAATATCATTACTTTGATGACACCGCTGAAGAAATCACGGTTGAAGGGGAACTTGAAGAAATCCCCTATGAAAAAGATATTATTTATTAAACAAAGGACATCCTGATTCGTCAGGGTGTCCTTTTTGTATGGCAGGTTGGTTGAGTGGCTGAAAACGTCTGTCTTGAAAACAGAAGGTTAGTAATGACCCGTGGGTTCAAATCCTACACCTGCCGCCAAAGGACACGATGTATGGTGTCCGTTAAGTGATTGTGTTGGGAATGCTTGCGTGGCACCCAACCCTAACGGGGAACGCATTCCCCGTTAGATATGCCATGGTAGCACAACGGCAGTGCAACTGATTTGTAATCAGTAGGTTAAGGGTTCAAATCCCTTCTGTGGCTCCATACAGAAGTGTTGTGTAACGGTAGCACAACAGACTTTGAATCTGGAAGTGTTGGTTCGATTCCAACCATTTCTGCCACATCACCTGTACCATGTTGTACAGAGTGACCAAGGACACGGTATCTCCCAAGCCGTGTCCTTCTTTTTATGGCGCATTGGTCAAGTGGTTAAGACATCACCCTTTCACGGTGAAATCATGGGTTCAATTCCCGTATGCGTCACCATCCGTCCCTTTGGTACTTCCGGACGAAAAATGGAAAGACAACAATACCTGACTGAACAGGGATAACAAATGTGATTGAAAGGAAAGAACAAATATGAAAAAAGAAGAACTGATGAAACTGGAAGGTATGACTGAAGAAGTTGCAGTCAAGGTCATGGAAATCTATGACGCTGAAAAGGTGGTTCCTAAGACCCGTCTTGATGAAGTCATTGCAGAACGTGACAATGCTAAGACTTCCAACGCAGACCTGCTGAAGCAGTTGGGCGCACTTCAGAAGGAAACTGGTGATGTCCAGTCCCTGAAGGACAAGATTAAGGAACTGGAAGACGGTGCAAAGGAATCTGAAAAGACCCATGCCGCTGAAATTCAGTCCCTGAAAATCAACAATGCAGTTGATACTGCACTGATGAATGCAAAGGCACTGAATGCAAAGGCAGTCAAGGCACTGCTGAATCTGGAAAAGGCTGAACTGGATGATGAAGGTAATGTCAAGGGTTTGGCAGACCAGATTAAGGCACTTCAGACTGCGGAAGATTCCAAGTTCATGTTTGGTTCTTCTGCACCTATCATGAAGGGTGCAAAGACTGGTGAAAGTGGTAATGAAGACGGTGACAAGGGCATGACTATTGAAAAGTTCCGTAAAATGTCCCCTGCTGACCGTTACAACTATTCCATTACCAACCCCAATGAATACAAAAATCTTTATGAAAGAGGTAACTAATTATGGCAATGATTAACACCGTGTATGAAAACTTCTATCTGTCTAACGAGATTGAAGACCAGTACAATTCCCACCTTGACCTGCAGCAGTTCTGCACTATTGATAACACCCTGACTGGTGTTGCAGGTATGAAGCGCAAGATTAACGTCTATAAGGCAACTGATGGTACTGAAAAGCTGGGCGCAGGTGAAGGCAACACCAAGTCTATCACTGTTTCCTTCAGTCCTGAAGAATACGAGATTCTGCTTGCACAGAACCGTTTCGATTATCTGGATGAGGAAGCCATGACTGACCCCATGGTTGTTCCCACTGGTACCAAGCACATGGGCACTGACCTGTTCAACACTGTCAACGCTGACATCTTTGCTGAATTCAATAAGGCAAGCCTGACTGTTCAGGCTTCTGCACCTGACTTTGCTGCATTCGTTGATGCACAGGCAAAGCTGAATCTGGAGAATCTGGAAGGTGTCACTGTGTTTGGTTGGGTTGCACCTGCTGACATGGCAAAGGTTCGCAAGTCCCTGAAGGATGACCTGAAGTATGTGGAAGCATTCGCAAAGCAGGGTTACGTTGGCACCGTTGGCGGTGTGAACCTGTACACCAAGAAGGATGCTGTGGAAGGCACTATCATTATTGCTACTAAGGACGCTGTTACCCTGTTCAACAAGAAGGGTACTGAAGTCGAGCAGGAACGTGATTCCAACATCCGTAAGAATTCCATCTTCAGCCGTAAGTATTATTTCGCTGCACTGACTGACGAAACCAAGGCTGTCAAGATTACCATTGGTGGCTAATTGAAGGGAACGGTGGTCTGAATGACTGAAAAGATTCAGACCGTTGTTGATTCCGTGAACAATATCCTGAAAGACACCAACCTGAACACCACGGTGGAAGCTGTGGTCAACAGGTTGGTGTCTTTTGGGTACATTCCCACTGAAGAAGATGCTTGGATGATTGCATATACCACTAAGGGAACTGTGAATCATGTTCTGAATGAAATCAACCACACCAAGGTTCCTGATGGACTGTTTGAAGTGGTTGTGGACATGGTTTGTGGTGAAGTGCTGAATGCAAAGTTCTGTTCAGGACAGTTGGAACTGACCAGTCTGGATTTAGACGGAATGATTCAGTCTGTCAAGGAAGGTGACACCCAAGTGGACTTCAGTGCAGAAGGTTCTGATGAATCTAAGCTGAAAGGACTTCTTTCTTGGTTGATTCAGGGGAAGGGGTGTGATTTGCTGTGTTATCGAAAAATGCGGTGGTAAAGGTCAGAACGGCACTTGAAAAAGGCTATATTGGAACTTTCACTGTGACGGAACATCAGAAGGTCACAAAACCGAACCACACCACTGGATTTTCTGACGTGGATGTTCTGGTGGATCAACCGTGCAGATTGTCCTTTTCATCCAGTCCGTCAGCTACTGATGGGGATGTTGCGGAAATCAATCAGACGGTCAAGTTGTTTTTTGCCCCTGAAATCAATGTGAAGGAAGGTTCCAAGATTACTGTTACACAGAACGGTGTCACTACTGTATACAAGCAGTCCGGCACACCTGCTGTGTATCAGACGCACACGGAAATTCTTCTGGAACTGTTCAGGGGGTGGGCATAATGGCAAAGTCAAATGTTCGCTTGGACTATGACGAATTGCAGAAGCTGAAGGAACAAATTGAAAAGTATGGTGATACCACACAAGTTGATTTGTTCCTGACTTCCTGTGCCAAAGAACTTGCGGCAAGACTGCTTGCAAAAGTCATTAAACGGACACCTGTTGGTCAGTATCCTGAAGGTTCTGGAAAGACTGGTGGAACGTTGCGCCGTGGTTGGACAGCAGGACAAAGTTCAAACGCAAAGTCATATGCCAATTCCCTGACCGTGAACAAGGTTGGGAATGATTATGTCATTGAAATCATCAACCCTGTGGAATATGCGTCCTATGTCGAATTTGGGCACAGAACCAGAAATCACAAGGGTTGGGTTGAAGGTCATTTCATGCTGACTATTTCAGAAGATGAAATCAGAAAATCTGCCCCTAAAATCTTAGAAAATAAACTGGAAAAATACTTGAAGGAGTGCTTCCAATGACCATTAAAGAACTGCTTGATGCGATTGCTGAAGCATTGTTTCAGGAATTTGAATCAGGTTATGAGATTTACACAGAAAAGGTGGAACAGGGTTTGACGGAACCTTGTTTTCTGGTTCGTTGTCTGAATCCCACCAAGAACCGTCATCTTGGTTTGCGTTACAGACGCACAAATCAATTCATCATTCAATACTTTCCTTCCACGGCAGAAGCAAATGATGAATGCGCTTCTGTTCTGGAAAGGTTGTTTGAATGCTTGGAAGACATTTTTCTGTCCGGAAAACCCATTCATGGTGCTGACCTTCATGGTGAAATCACGGACGGAATTTTGAATTTCACGGTCAACTATGACGGATTTGTTCTGAAGACTGAAGAACAGATTCCCATGAATGACCTTGATATTTTGACAGATGCGAAAGGATGAAGCGAATGTCAAATAAGAAAAAGACTTCCGCTTCTGCGGAAATGGAACCCAAGTTCACCAAGGAAGCCTTGATGAACAGCAGACGGTTCCGCAATGAACGTGATATTGTGTCTGCCCTGCTGAAGGATAACGTGGAATACAGTGTTCCTGAAGTAGACAGCATGATTACGGAATATATGAAAGGTAAGGTGAAATAAATGCTTGGTGGCGGTACTTTTACTGTCCAGAATAAGATTCTGAACGGTGCTTATATCAACTTTGTTTCTAAGAGCAAGGCAAGCGCAAGCCTGTCTGACCGTGGTGTTGCAACCATGCCCCTTGAACTGGATTGGGGTGTTGACAATGCCGTTTTTGAAGTCACCCCTGCTGACTTCCAGAAGAACAGTCTGAAGATTTTCGGCTATCCTTTCACCCATGAAAAGATGCGTGGTCTGCGTGACCTGTTCATGAACATCAAGCCCCTGTATGCATACAAGCTGACTTCCGGTGGTATCAAGGCAACCAATGCCTTTGCAACTGCCAAGTGTGCAGGTGCCCGTGGTAATGCCCTGAAGGTGGTTATTTCCGCAAACGTTGATGAACCTTCTAAGTTTGACGTGAAGCTGTACATGGACACCA